CTTCCCGTAAATTATGGATTTCTGGTGCTGCTTGCGCCATTTGTAGTTCTTGTTGCGCTAACATCACACGTTGTGCCATACTAAATATGTTGGGGTCGCTTACTGGGATAATATCAATACGGTCATCAAAATCTTGTGCTTTAATTTCTTGACTTGCCCCTGCTACTGCGTAGGGGTAAATTGGCGGGAGTGATCTTGCAAAAACACCTGCTAAAAGCCTAAATTCTTTCTTTTGGGCAAAATGTAGCCTTTTATGAATAGCAGACATTACTTTAGTGCCTCTTTCTAACATTGCTACCGTAGTTCCCACTGGAAGTTGTTGACTACCGATATCGCCGACTTGCATGTCCGCAATACTCGCAAATCTTCTTCCTGAATCAATTAAAATGCCCAATAATTGACTTAATACGTTACTTGGCTCTTTATAAGGTAACGGCATTAAGGCATCACGGATTGTTCCTCCTGGAACGTCAACATCTCTAAATTCTCCTGGTCTGAGAGGCTCATCTTCGCCTTGAACCCTCATACCACGGGCTTTAAACCCTGCGGGAAGGTTACTTAGCGTTCCTGCGTCAATTAATTGCCTTAAAATGCTTGTAGCGGACTTAGTTAGGTCGCCAATCATGTGAATTAAGCCAAAACCGTAAAAACCAAGCCCTGGAAGGAACTTATAGTGCACAAAATACTCCTTTTTACGGAATAATTCGTCATTTAGTGCCCAATTCCGCCTAATTGCGAGAATTTCGCCACTATCTTCAATAATAGTTACTATATAAGGTACGGCATATTCATACTCGTCCACACCGTCCAGTTCTAAATCTACATGAATTTCTAGTAAAGTGTACTCATTTGCGTCGCTAGTTGGCTTACTTAACCCTTGTAACTCGTCAATTTTGTCTTTTGCTTCGTCTAAAGTCATTTCTCCAGGGTTGCCAATCTCAATATCCCGATAAACTCCGCTTAATTGCATTTTTCGGATGTCATTTCCCGTCATATTAAGAACATGAGTGATTCTTGCGCTAGTTTCTAGGTTTGTTGTGTCATAACTAACGACTAAGTCCTCCGCTTTTACAAAAGCAGACGTCGCACGGTTTAATAATGAGTCAAAATAGACTTTTTTGAAGGCACTTCCCGCCAAAGGCAAGTAAAACAGCAAACTATCCATATCTGGATCGTATTCTTGCATTTCTTCGGTGATTTGGTAGTTCATGTACTCCTTCACACGCTGACATTGTGCCATTGTTTCGGGAGATTCTGCGCCTACGACCTTAGTGTTGACTGGACCATTGGCTGGGAGCAATTCTTTATAGGCTTGTGCTTGAAATTGAGTTGCTGCCTCTGACAATAATGGATGAGTTACTCCACTTGCTCCTGGAAAAGGCATATCTCGGTCTTCTGATTTGATGCCTAGTAAATCTAAACCATCGGCAAAAGCAGTAAGCCAATCATCACGGGATTCTTTGTCTTCTTGATACGCTCCTATCAGTTCGCCTGATATTTCTCCAAGAAAACCTTCTTCTAAAACTTCGGTAAGGTTGGTGTTGTGTTCATTTTCTTGCGCTTCTGCGCCTTCTTCCATGGGCAACATTTCACCGTTTTGCCCTACTTGAAACTCAACCCCACCAGCTGTTGGATCTTCCTCAGCTACTTCTATTATTAACTCGTCTTCCTCTGGGGGAATTACGGGTGAACCTTTTTGTGGATATCTTTGCGCTTCTATTGCCATATTATTCTATCCTCGTATGTTTCAATAATAACTCATTTTCTTCTTATATAAAACCTCTTCTTCATAATCCGAAGGCAACTTAACAAAACCACCTTGTCTAAATCGCATTAAGGCTTGAGTTGTGGAGTCTACTAAATCGTCGTGATCTCCCGCAGGAAATGCCGCACATTCTTCTATTACGTCTTTTGCCCAAATAGTATCAGGATACCAAACCATACCTGACTCGAACAACGGAGCACAACTATTGACTCTTGCTACTTTGTCGTTGCCCTTAGAAGGAACGTAATTTTGAACAGGAATTCCTACGTTACGCAATTCTTGCGTAAGAGGCATACCACTCGCTTTACCTTCTATTATAACTACGTCAGGTTCCCAATGTTCGTATTGTTTAAAGGCTTGACCTTTAAGTTCAGGAAAATTATATTTACCTTTCACTACGTCTAGTAGAATAATATGTGGTGCGTCGCCGTGGTAAATTTCTTCACCACCTAGACGACCTTCTGGATAAAATACTCCCCACGTGGTTATCGCACTATAGTCCGCCATCTCTGATTTTAAAAAAGCGGTGTCGTAACTTTGAATCAAATATTCGCATTTAGGTGGTTTTTCATTTGGCCACTCCATCCACCATTCCCTTTTTATAAGTGCGCCTTCTTCTGAGGTTGGATTCTGCATGTATTGAGCGTGCCACTTTGGTCCACCTCTTAAACTTGCTTTGACACTTTCTAATTCTTCTAGCTTCCAGTACTCTGGCCACAGTGCTTTACCACTGGGCAATATGGCGGGAAGCTCGATAACTTCCCACTGATCCGCTTTAGGATCACGAGCTGCATCTTTAAGCAATCTACCTGTTAAATCATTGACGTTCCATCTTGTCATGACTATGACTATGGCTCCTCCTGGCTGAAGACGTTGACGTGGACCAGAAGTGTACCACTCGTACACATCGTCCATGGACTTTGGATTCATGGCGTCTTGCTCTGAATGGGGGTCATCAATAATAAACAAATCCGCACCACGACCCGCCAAAGCACCGCCCACACCTGCTGCGTAATATTCCCCTTTGAGCTTGGGGTTGGTGGTGTCTTGTGTTTCCCATTTACCTGCTGCCTTACTGTCTGGGTTAATGGCTACAGAGTCAAAAATCTTTTGAAAATCTTCCATTAACATTAAGTCACGAATCTTACGACCAAATTTAACAGCGAGGTCTGCGGTGTGTGTTGCTTGTAGGATCTTGAGCGACGGATTACGACCCACTAAATATGCGGGAAACATATGGGACGCAAATTCAGACTTCGTGTGCCGTGGAGGCATATTAATAATGAGTCGTTTTATTTTACCTTTAGCTATGCGGTCAAATGCTTCCGCCATGGTTTTATGGTGCGCACCTTGTATAAAGGATGGCCATTGAGATTTGACAAAAGATAAAAAATCACTTTGACAAGTTTCTACTCGTTCAAGTTCTTCTAATCTTTCTGCTAATTCTAGGTGCTCTTTTAATACTTCTTCGGGTAATTGCTCTAGGTTGGCGCCAGTCGTCATGTAGTATTCCTAATACTTAAGATTCATAAGAGGTTTTTTATACACAGCACCGCCACGATTATAAATGACTGTTTTGAATGCTTCTTTAAGTTCTGGTGTGAGGACTATTTCTAAAAAATCATTATAATTCTCATCTCCGACTTCTTTAGCATTGAGTTTGATTCCGTATTCAGCCTCTATACGTTTGATACCTTCTTCCGTGCGTTGTTTGTATATTTTGCCTAAGTCTTGAGCTTCTTTATTGGGGAGCCAGTCTGTTTGATCTGCGTTTGGGAGTTCTGGGGTTTCCCACAATTCTTCTATAAGGTCTTCTTGAGTAAATTCGTCTGCCCACGTACGAGCTCTTCCAGGACTTAGTGTTTGACCTGTTTGTTTTGCCAGAGCATAGTCATTGACAGGAAAACGAACCACATCCGCACCTACTTCTACCGCATCGTTTAGGGAAGTCTTCATATGCATGGGGAACCACTCTTTAAAAAGTGGGGGTTCTACGCCAGCAGACCTTTTTCCATACAATTCGCTAAGTTTTCTACCGTATTCTATGGCGTTATCTTGTGTTATCAATTCTGCTTGCTTATGTATTTCGGGGGATGTGTCGTACCAAGCTACATCATCGGGAAGACCGTGTTGTTGCTTTAATTCATCTAGTGATATATTAAGGTCGACTTGTTGTTCATCAACAAGGTCGTTCCACTCATCCATGATTTTTGCTTCTTGTTCCCATGTTTGTTTGTGCACTTTACTGGTGCCTGATAAGTTTCTAAGTGGTTGTCCAGTTTCTATTAAATGCTGAAAATCTCTAGAGGTGTATCCTTCTTCAAGACCTACAGTCTTTGCTGCTTTAGATTTAGACGTGCCCATTCTATAAATACCTGATTGACCTTCCGCTGGTATAAAAACTTTTTGACCGTCTATGTCGTACAGACCTGAGCGAGTAGTGAATATGCGGTTGGCGGAGTTTGTGATATCTTGCCCTGCATGAAAATCATCAAGGCGGTATGCGTTTCTTAGTTCTGACCCTTGACCTACTTCTGTGTGACCTGGATCGTCGAATAACTTTTTTTGATTGGGAGCATGAACGGAAAAACTTCTTTCTGTGTATTTAGTGGGATTTACGGTTTGTAGTGCCTCTATTGGATTAGTTACCACTGTGGGTGTGGGGATATTAGGCATGTATCTAGTGTAGCGATGAGTGGCATCATCCATGTAGTTTTCTTTTATGATGGGTTTATTTTTACCTATGTCGGTGAGTATTTCTTGTATTGTTGCTTTACCTCCACGGAGCTCAGGGGATATCCAATCGTCTAGTTGACTTTTTACTGTAGTGCGTATTTCTTTTGGGGAATTAGCTACCGTGCTTT